GCGTTGAACTTGCTTGCCAGGCCACTGGTCAGTGCGGATGTCGTCGCATAGCCTGCAAGCGTGGTCGTCAGGCCTGGACTGGTCACATAGGCGGCATCGTTTGTGAAAGCGGAGACCGCTGTCGGGAAGGTTGCCAACGACCCATTGCCACGCAGGTACTGAGCCGTAGTGCCGGATGGATTCGGGAACTTGCCATCCAGAGCCGCCTGCAGGCCTGTGGTCTTGCTGATCGCCAATGATGGGATGCGCGCATCAGCAAGCACCCCGGACACCACATCTGCAGCGTCGTGCGTGTGTGCAGCAGGCGGAAAGGCAACTGGCTTGTTCAGGATGGCCGCATAGCCACTCGTTGCAGCCCAATCAGGCTGCACAAGCGCCGAGTTGAGCACTCCGCTCGTGATCGCCACGTTCGCACCCAGAGTCACCCACTCCGGTAGCTTGGTCGTGACGTTGTAAATAAAAAGCCCGTCTGTTGACGGGCTGTCCATGAGACGGCGTTGCCATGACATGTCGGTTGGACTTCGCTGATCCACCCCGATGTCGTAGGGCGCAGCAAAAGCCGACGATGCGGCAAGCAGAAGCAGGGCGAAGAGCTTTTTCATGAGGGGAGCTTGATCCATTCGTTCATGCCAACACACTGCAGCGCCAGGCCGTCGCCGGCATAGACCGTAGACGGCGGCTCGGACTCCATCAGTGCACCAGGGAAAGACAGCGCATTCACGCCCACGCGGAACAGCACGCGAACAATCGTCCCCGACCGGTCTGCGGCTCCGTTGGGCAGCGCGATTTGCAGAGATGCCAGTGCGCCTGAACCGTTGACGATCAGGGTGATGACGCGGTGCTCAGTGTCCACGTGCACCATTGATGCGCTGGCAGGAGTGGCCTGCTGCACATAGGGTGCGAACATGGCTGATACCTGATCCAGCGTGGTGTACTGGGCCAATGCGGGCGAGCCGTCCTCGTTCTGAAGGAACACACGGCCATTCGGCATCAAGTCTGTTGCGTCCTTGTGCACGATCAGCACCATGGCAGGAGATGTCATGCCACCTCCGGGTAGATCATCTCGCCAGAGTCGAAGCGCACCGAGAACTCGTCGCCTCGAATAACGCGTGCGCCGTAGCTGCCAGTCACATAGACGGGCGGGAATGTGTCGAATGGCACGGCCACCATAGTGATCAAGCCTTCAATGCGCTCCAGCACCTTCACAACGTCTGACCATGAGCCAGGTTGCGCGCCCTGTTGAGTTCGGCTCGGGCGATCTTGCTGGTTTCCATCACCGCCCTCAGATCGCCCTTCAGCTTGTGGAGCATCTTGATCGCCAGCCAGCACTTTTCGCGGCCGGCCTCGTCGTTGGCTTGGCTGTTCATCCATTTTGCGGTCCATTCCTGTTCCAGGGTTTCAAAAGCCTCTTGAAAGAGCTCACTCTCAAGCAGCCTCTTGGCCTCTTCGGCCCGGGCAATCTGCTGCTCTGGGTTCATTGCTGCGGTCCTTGGCGTGGCTGCATGGCGCGGGCGTTCGCCTGGGCTGCTTGGGCCAGCATCTTTTGCTCTTCAAGGCGCTGCTTGTTCTCAGCCTCAAACATCGCCACACGCTCAGTGCTCTGGATCTTCTCGCGCTCCACCACCAAGCGGGTTTGGTTGTCCATCTGCGCCTTCTGCAAGCTGGCCTGAGCTTTGACCTGCTCGGCTTGGATCAGCGCCTGGGCTTGAGCCTCTGCCGCCTGAGCAACAGGATCCTTCTGCTGGCCCTGCTGTTGTCCTGACTGCGGGAGCGTGATGAACTGGTCCGCATCGCGGTAGCCCATGGCCTCCACCAGCCGTTTCGCTGCGTTGAACACGTTCTGTGGCTGCACCATACCCAGTTGCAGGAGCTGCTGTTGCATCCCCATGACCATCTGCATGTTCTGCACCTGCTGCTGACGGCCGAATGTGCCGACGCCAACAGAGACAGTCATGTTGTAGCGGTTCTTCCACTCGCGCGGATCGATGGTCAGCCACCGGCCGTTGATCTTGACCTGTTGCGACTTGTCCTGATGCTGCGTGACGTTCTTCAGCATCAGGTAGTACATGCGCTTGAAGCCTGTCTCTGCCAGCACACGAGCGATCAGGCGGATGCGCTGCACGCCAGCGTTCATCAACGCCTGCACACCTTGCGAGCCCACATTCGTTTGAGACAGGCTCTCGGTGTTCATCGCCGAGTTCATCTCAGTCACGCCAGTGCGGGTGTCACGGATCTCATCGAATCGGTTCATCAGCTCCAGGCCCTGAGCTGCGATCGATGGCGTCATGATCTCGCGGATGGTTCCAGCGGCCTTGACACGAACGATGCCGCCGACACGCGGGGTCAGCAGCTCATCCATGTCAATGATGCCGTTCTCAACAACCTCCTTCATGGGGTTGTTGGCTAGGTAGGCGTTGTTCAGCACCTCACGGGTGAGCGAGGTCTTGATCTGCTGCAAATCCTCCACCAAGTCATACATGCTCAGGCCCTGGATTTTGTAGGGCATGAGGATTGGCGACATCAGCCAAAACGGATGGTCATCCACTACATCGTTCTCGAAGATGACGCTCAGCACCTTGACCACGCGGCGATACTCGGTCTTGCCATCGCCATCGAAGTCCACACGCAGGTAGCTTTCCGACAACCAGACCTTGCGCTGGCTCTCGTCAATCGGCTCATTGCGCAGCGGATCGGTGTCGTCGTAGTCCATGCGCGCCGCTTCGTTGTCGCTGTAGCGGCTCATCTGGTCGGATGCCAATTGGGCGATCTGGCTTTCCTCGTAGCCCTGTTCCCGCAGATAGCTCAGTGTCACCTCGCGGCGGTGCTCGATGAAGTGGCAATCGCTCAGGACGCGCGTTTCCTTGCTGACGCGGATCTCTTCCGGTGGCACGCCTTCATTGCGGAACTGCGTGACGTTCTCAGCGCGCCGGCACACCACATCGAACAGCGGCACAAGCTGAGGCGGCTGACCGGGTTGCGGCGGCACGGGGGCAGGAACCATGCCCGTCTCGTACTGCTCAACGATCTCGATCTCTGGGTCACCCTCCAGAATCTGCACTTCCTGTTGCGTCAGACCGGAATAGCGCTCCTGGCGATAGTCCTGCGCCTCTTCGACGTAGCACTTGCCCCAACCAGTGCGGGCGATCAGCGACGACTTCACCGCGTCATGGATGGTAGTGAAGCCGTCTTCGTTCTTGCGGTGGATCAGGAAGCCAATGTAGTTCGTGGCGTCCATGCACGCCTGCTCATCCTCGGGAGAGTCAGGCTCGAAACGCACGATGTCATCAGCAGACGCGAACGTGTCCATCAGCGCGGGCATGGCCCATTCCACGGTATCCATCAGGTCCTTGGACACCACGCGCGAGCGGCCATCGATCTCGGACGCAGCAAGGCGGCCCTTCGCCTCGCCGTAGTAGTACGCGTAGGCGTCGTCGCGCTGCACGTCCGTCAGGTCATCGGCGCCAATGGCTTGCCGAGACTGGCGGTCGATCAGCACACAGAGTTCACGATCATCCATTTATTGGCTTCCAGTCTTGTGCAGACGGCCTTCTTGCGCATCACGATCTCGGCCCCACTGCTTGAGCAGGCGCGCACCTTTGGTCCGCTGGTCGCTCAGCTGCGCGCCACTCAGGGCCACAGCCTCTGCATACACGCCAGAGGGGATTGCGTAGGTGCCGAAGTTGCCAACGTAGACGTGGGCGGCTACTGCTTCATCCATTTATGCGTATCCCATGTTTTTGTAGACCAGCTTCTTGCGGGTCACAGGCTCTTCGTATGCGACTGCCATCAAGCCAAATGCATCAGCACCGTGGCTCGACCAGTCGTGTTCTGGGCCTAGGCCGATGCCGCGCTGCTCGTCTCGCTTCTCGTGATACCAGCCCAGCGCCTCAAGCCCGGGCTGAGTCGTGGCCTCGTTGAACCACATCGATCCGAACAGGCGCCGGCCTGCTTCAATGCGAGCCTTGGCAGCGCCCTTACCCTGGTTCGGCACGACCGTGACCGTGTAGCCCGCTTGCCTGAGCGCGGACTCATAGGAAACGTCGTGCACTTTGTCTTGAGTGGCGCCATCGTGTGGCAGCCAGATCTGGGCCTTGTCGTAGCTGTGCTCTCGCATCCAGTTCAAGTGCGATGAGAGCGGCTGGCCCACTTGCTCGTAGTAGTCGAGCACTCGAATCTCTTTGCCAACGAACTGAGCGATCCACATGGCAAAGGCATCAGCCCTGGCGCCTGTGCCGCCAATGTCCACGAATGCACGCAACGTCATCAGCGGATCAGCAGCCACACGCCCGATGCGGTTCTGCTGCCTTGCCTCTGCGATGTGTTTTGCGAAGTACGCGCCTTCATTCAACGTCGCGTATCCACCTTCCCAGATGTGGTCGTACTGCTCCGGTTGCATGCGCAGGCAGTCAATGCGCTCGTCTTCAAGCTCTTGTGTCAGCCATGGGTTGTCGCGCCAATTGGCCTTGACCACGATGGCCTTGGCAGGCTTCTCGCCACCACGGAACATCACGTCCACAGCATCGGACTTGCGGCGCGGGTTCCATGACCACCACATCTGCGAGCCTGTCGCGCGCATCGTTGGTCGCAGCAGATTGATGCTCGTCTTCGTTGCGCCGTGCGCCTCTTCCCACCATGAACGCTTGAAGCCTTCCAGCGACTTGATGCTGTCGGCCGTGTAGTCGTTCATGCCCTTGAAGATGATCAGACCGTCGCCAGGCGTCTGGATCACGTCCTTGAACACCTTGAAGCCGTCTGCTTCACTCAGTCCCAAGCGGTTGAGCTTCGTTTCGATCAGCAGCTTCGAGGACTGAGCCAGATCCTTCTGCACCTCTCGGATGCATACAGAGCGCAAACCTTCACCAGACTCGCCTGGCTCTGCAAGACTGTCCTCAATGAGCAACTCAGCGAAGAAATGGCTCTTGCCACTGCCTCGCCCACCCCATGCAGCTTTGTCGCGCGCAGGCTCAAGCAGCGGCACGAACACGCGCGCCGTCTGCAAGTCCAGTGTGCTCATTTGGTTGGGTCTACGATGGTCCGGCGGACCTGTTGGAACTTCACTGGGCCGCCACCGTCGCCAGCGTGCTCTGTGCGGTTCAGCTTTGGAGCTGCGTACTCGGCGAGCTTGGCAAGAAGGTCAAGGGCCTTTGCAGGGTCCGGCTTCACATCGCCTTCACCCTCGGCAACTTGTCTCAGCCACTTCCCGACATTCGCCTCGTTGTCCTCAAGAAGCTTCTGCACAGTGGCCTTGAATTCGCGCGTCACCTTGTTCGTCGCGCCCTTTGGCTTCCCGGGGTTTCCTTTGGCGAACCGTCCCGTATTTTTCGGTTCGTCGCTCATAGAAATATTTCTCTTCAACCTGTTGACGCAGTCTCATATTGAGACTACATTAAACCCATGGCGACACGTTGAACGCCACAACCAAGGGGATCGAAATGTTTGCAATCTTTGTCCGTGGCAATGGCGTCGTGTTCAGCGGATACCTCTACACCCGTGCAGACGCTGAAGCAGAGTTCGAGAGGAATCGCTCCTGGCTTGCTCTGGTTCATCCAGATGCCAAGATCGTTGAATACTCCAGCACGCTCGAAGAGCAACGCAAGAAATGGGATGCTGACGATTACACAGGCTGGTACGACGGCAAGTTCTATCTGGACTCAGATGGCAAGCTGCACCATTCGAGCGATCTGCCCTCGACTACACCCGAAGATGAAGATGTCTACAAGTACGACTGACATGCAGATCATCAAACTCCCCGAAATCTCCACGCCGGGCCTACTCAAGCTCATGCGCGATGTCGCTGCAGAACTTGAGATGCGCCTCTCTCAACCTCAGACGCGGCTGGAGCAGCCCATCCAGCAGGTTGTTACAGTGCGCGCTCCTCCAGCACATGAGCAGGACTTCTGCCTGGTCGTTGCAGAGAAGCTCAAGTCTGGCGATTACATCAGAGCTTCTGAACGAAACCGTGTTGCTGAAATAGCCGAGTCCTTCCACGACTGGGTTGTGCGGCAAGGGCTTCCAACAACACACAATGCGGGCGACTGGAAACGTCGCGGAGCATTCATGTCAGCCCCAAGAGCAAAACCACGATGAACACTACTGACCTACGCGCCTGGCAATCTCGCCATAGCTACACATACAACACTGCAGCGGAGGCGCTTGGCATGAGCCGAGCGACCTACGCGCGCTATCTCTCGTCCGCCGAGGTCTTGCCCCGGTGGCTTGCTCTGGCATGCGCAGCTATTGATGCTGGGCTTGCTGTTGCTTGATGGGTGCAGGGCTAAGCACTCGGAGGAGGAGGGCTTGAGGGGTTAGTGCCGCCCTGCGGAAATGAAAAAGCCCCGGCCATTTCTGGTCAGGGCTTTGTGTTGCTCGCACCTATCCCGGCGCAAACCGGGACGTTCTAGTGCTGTTGCTAACGATGGCTGCCACGTTACCAGAATCATTTGCGAATTGCAACTGGCTTTGCGCGGTTTTTCAGCATCGTTCTGGCGTCATGCACCAGTTCGTTCAGCGCGTCCATCGTGACGCCCAAAAGCTTGGCCGCTTTCCTGGGGTTGTTGGCGTAGACGTACCACCAGCGGACTGCGTGGCGCTGCTTCTCTGGGAGATCAACGACGAGCTTTTCTAGCGCGTGGGCATCCAGGCTGTTGATTGGGATGTGATCCAGCGGGACGGACTCACTGGCCTCCTTCTCTTTGAAGAAGCGCCACATGGGGTGCGATAGGGCGGTATTGCCTCCGCGGACCCACCGCGCCCAGTTCTGGAGCCTGACGTGGATCTCTTCGTGCTCGGCTTTGATGAGGTTGTAGTCAACGTATGCTTTCATCAGCATGTGGGCTCCTTCTTCAGTTGCAGCGTTTTTCGATGCGGCGCAGGCGTTTGCCCATCACTCGCTTGAATTTCTTGAGGTACTCGACGTCGTGCTTGACGAGCTGGTTCTGGGTGTAGAGCCAGTCCACCTTGTCATCGCCGATGCGGGCGCGGATGCGCGGCAGGTACTCAGCCAGGTTGCCGCTCAGGTGCTTGTTGCATATGGAGCAGCCCTTGTGGATGTTCCAGAGATGGAACCGGACTGCTGACGCGGCGCCCACGGAACGCAGGTGCGATGCGTGCCACTGGCCATCCCATTCGGGGCCGCGGTCACATGAGCAGCAGCCCAAGTGCTTGTCGCGCAGACGGACGATCTTGTTGATGATGTCCTGGCACTCGGAAAGCCACTTGGCGCGTGGCTTGGCGGCCTCCTTGCGCCGGCGAATCTCAGCCTTCGCTACCCGGGCGGCCATGCGCGCTGCCTTGGCCTGGGCTCGCTCCTCCTTCTCGCGCTTGGCGATGGCGTATGGCTCTGCGCATTCGGCATGGACGATCTGGCTGGGGCGCTCGGGCGTGAGCTTGGTGCGACAGTGGGCACAGCGTGTGCGACGGAAGGTCATCAATGCATCCCTTTCGCCCGGCGTTCAGCCACCATCTGGCGCGCGATCGCATGCGCAGCGGGGCTGATGGGCTCCAGCCGGCGATCTGCTCGGCCGTTGCTGTAGCCGTGCCAGTAGCTGCGGCTCTTCTGCGTGTGGTCAACTTCAATGAACCCGAGGCCAGCGTGATAGCCAGCCAGGCATTCATCATCATTCAGCTCAACCAGGCTTGTGATGGGTTCCAGATAGTCGCTCATCGCTTTTCCTCCCACAGGTCATAGAACGTCACCCCCAGCTCGGACGCTGCGTAGGCCTCCACCCGGGTGCAGAACTCGGAGAACTCGGCCGTGCTCAGGTCGGCGCTGCTTTTGCCGATCACGTTGCCGTTGGGCAGCTCCTCGACCCCGATGAACATTTGCTTGAATGCTTCATGCCAGTTCTCGGCGCTGTGCATCCGGCCATCTGCTGTGGTGGCCTGCTGCGCGATCTGGGCCAGGACTCCACCGCCCCAGTAACGGCGGTTCTGCGCCTTCGTGCGCTTGCGGCGGCCAATGGTCAGCACCCACCGGCCGCCGCCCTGCAGCGCATCCCGCAGGAACGGGTACAGCTGCGACTGGATCAGGCTCCAGGCCTGGGCGCGGTTGTGCAGCTCCAGTTCGAGACGGTCAGTCATTGCGATCCTCCTTGGCGAAAGAAGGCGCGAGCACCTGGCGGTGGTCGATGGGCTGCGTTGCCCCCAGAGATAGCGCAACGGCCTCGGCAGCGGCCAAAGTCCCGCCATTGCTGGTGTAGCCGTAGCCATAGAAGAAGCTGGCGTACCTGAAGGCCTTCATGCCCTGGTGCTGGACCATCACATGGCGCGAACCGAAAATGTCGCTCTCCACCCAGATCTTGGTGGGCAGGATTTCGACCAGGGTCACTGTTTCGATAGGTGCGCTCATGCCTGAGCCCCCTTCCCCGCCCGCACCATGTCGGCCAGCTCGTCGCGCGCCAGGATGGTGTCGATTTCGGCCATGGCGCGGCGCAGGTAGATAGCTTGGCCCAGGGCCTCTTCGTATGCATGCTTGAGCCACTGGCGCAGCTCCAGCGGGTTCTGGGCCACCGTAGTGCCGTACTTGTGCAGGCCGAACTGCTGGCGTCGCGCGATGTCTTCGCAGACCTGGGCTTCGGTTCCGGTCGGGGTCATGCTTGCTCCTTCGGCGCCTGAGCAGCGGCACAGCGCAGGATGGCGAGCCGCATGCGGTCTGCGCGCTGGGATTCGTCGGGCACGTCTTCGACAAAGGCCTTTTTCATCCTCAGTGGTCCTCCGTCAATCGTCGCGCAGACCCAAGGACGTGTTTCTTCGGCGTGGTTGTGCTCCACGCTGATGCGCAGCGCGGCGGCAAGCTCGAATGCGTCAGAGCTGTAGAGCCTGGGGCTCCAGGGCTCGTAGTTTTCAAAGTGCCCACGGAACAGCTCCACTCGCTCGGGGAATTCCTGGCCGTGGTCCCAGGTGATCGTGATGCCAATGGCCCGTGCCGCCGCCTCCAGCATTTCGCGTTCGGTGCTCATGCCAGCCTCCACAGCAGTGAAGCGATCCAAACGAGCAAAACCGGGATCAGCGCAACCACTACAACAAAGCCATGTGCGATCGTGTCCCATGCGCTCCGCTGGGGCCAAAACAGAACTACCAGCCATGTGACGGTGATGCAGGCTGGGATATGCCACCAAGAGATGGTGATGCTCATGCTGCGCCTCCGATCTTGGCTGCTGCCTCAGGCTTGGCCCAAAGCGCCGCCTCAAGGAGCTTCCTCAAATCCGGGTGCATATTCCATCCCTCGCACGCGTCACCGATGGCAGAGCGCAGGGCCTTGTTCTCTGCGTCCAGGCCGCGCAGCACGGCGGCGATCCGCACATCCCCTTGGCGGCGCGGCCCCTTCTCCAGCATCTCCGCCAGCCTCAGCGACTCGCTCTGTGTCTCTGTCTTGCTCATTGCCCCACTCCTTTGTTGATCGGTTGAGTTACTGCATGTCGGGCGTGTAGAGCACAAGAGGCTCTTCGCCATGGGATGCGACGAACTGCTGGCTGTCGCGCTCGAACCAGAGGCCAATTGAGCCTTCCCACTCGCCATTGCGCTGCTTGTCGCAGATGAGCAGGCAGTCGGGCTCTTTCACGTCGGCTTCCTCGGTCAGCAGGCCCTCATCGCGCTTGCGCTCCTTGGGCTTGTTGCGCCACACGGCGATCACGTTGTCCACCTGGTCGGTGATGGCTCCCGAGCCCTTCATGTCGTACTTGTTGGGCTTGTGGTCCTCGCTCGCGGGTTTCTTGATGTGGTGGATCAGATGGATGTGAATGCCGTGGTCGCGGGCAATGGCGGTGAGCTCGTCAACGAAAAGCTTCTGGCCGTTGTAGTCGTCCTCGCCCTGCACGCACTTCATCAGGCTGTCCACGACGAAGTGAGTGACCTTGAGCTCAACCGCGGCGTAGCGGACCACGGCGCAGACTTTGGAGGCCGTCACGGTGCCCTGCTGGTCGTACAGCCACAGCTTGTTGTCGGTCCAGTCGCGGAACTGCTCGTAGGTGTCGATCAGGATGCGCTGGCCGTCGTCGTTCCCTGCATAGGCTGGGTGCGCTGGGTTTGTGCCAGACCACTGGCGGCCCATGCGCTCCAGCGTCTTGATGGGCTTCATCTCGAAGCTGGCGATTGCCACGCGCTCGCCCTGGCCGCACAGCGACAGCGCGACTTGCCCCGTCACCAGCGACTTGCCATTGCCGTTTGCCCCGCCCCACAGCGTCACCTCACCCGGGCGAAACTGCACCAACTGGGCCGTCTTGCGCCACGGCATGAAAGCCTGCTTTGCGCGGATCGGGTTGCGAATCCGGTCGATCAGCTCCTGCACCCAGGACGATGCCGGGAGCACCTTCTGCTGCGCATCGGTCTCGTGCTCGTAGGCAGCGAAATCGATGTCGTCAGGCGTGAATACGTTTGCCATTGCCGCCTTGCTCCTTCGTGTAAAACCAGATTTCGTCGGGCATGGCGCAGCACAGAATGGCTGGCTCAACTGCCCGGATTGCTTTGAACAAACGCTGTGCGCGCTCTTGCCCTCGGTTGGCTTCCAGTACCACGCCCAGCTGACGGCAGAACCGCACGTCCAGGCGTTCAGGGCTGTCTTCCTGCCCGACGACCACATGTGGTGTGAGCAGGCCGCTTGCCGAGCTCGGGATGCGGTGCCATTGCTGGGCAAGCTCGATTGCGAACTCGCTGTCACCGTCGATGACGTGGACCACGTCGTAGGGCAGCACGCCGTC